TTACACATTGGCCATTTGCTCGAACGTATCTACAGCATTCTTTGTGTCTTCTTCACGTAATTCTTTTATGACATGTGCATAATGTCTTAAGGTAGTATCGATGGTGGAATGACCTAACCGTTCAGATACATAATAGATCGATACTTTTCGATACAAAAGAACACTGGCATGAGTATGGCGAAGACCATGAATTGTAATTTGATCAATGTTCAGTTCTTTAAGTAGACCTCTCAAAATCTTATTGGCATTTTCATTGGTCAAAACTTTGCGAGCATTATGTGGGCTGAAAAAGACTAGACCTTCAATATTCGGTGGTGTTGCTTCAAATAAGGCTTGGAACTTACCCATTGTTTTGCCATCCATTTTTATTACTCGATTGGACGGATCATTCTTTGTTTTTGTGAAACCTTTACCGGTCTTATAATCCCAGGTCTTATTAATTGTGATTTCTCCAGAAGTGAAATTGAAGTCTTTTCGTGTAAGGCCAATCATTTCTGCAAAGCGCATTCCGGAGGTAAGGCCAAGCAAAAGCAAGTAATAGACCAGGCTTCTGTCTAAACGGTTGTATATCTCACTCATTACTCTTTTGCTTTCAAAATAATTTAAGTGTTTTTCTTCAGGACGCTTCGCTTCTACGCTCCCTGTTACAACAACATCTCGGGTAAAATCAACCCTAATGATACCTTCATCAATTGCTTCCCTCACACAAGCGCGGATGTGGACATTCAACTTTCTAGACGTTTCTTTAGCATGAGTTTTTCCGTATTCATTAAGGAAAGCTTGATATTCACGTTTGCTGATATCCTGAATTGGTTTTCCACCAAAGCTTTCTTGGATAGTTTGCAGCGTGTCTTGATACCTTTTTAATGTGATATCACTGATATTCGTTTTATATACACCTATCCAGTCTTTAAAGTACTGATCAAAGGGCTCCTTTTTTAAAGTAGGGACAATCCCTTTACGCAGATCTTCTTCAATTTCTGAAGCTGCTACTTGGGCCTCCTTCTTGGTCCTGAAGCCACTTTTACGAATTGGTTGTGCTTTTCCGTTAACCATTCGGCTTACAGTGTACTGCCATGTTTTACCCCTTTTTGAGAAGCTCGCCATATCAAATCCTCCTAAGTTAGTGGCTAAAATCAAACCATTCTAATACACCTAGCGGGTTCAAACATACGGTGAAGTTTTTATAAGAGACATAATCTCCGTACTTCTCGATATAACGTTCAATAGTCCTCTCGACAAAGTCTTCGGTTACCCCTAAATATTCGGCTAATTCGAATTTGTTTTTCACATGGGCTTTATGCGCAGAAACAATCTTGCTAATGGGAATTGTATATTCGTATGCCCAGGTTCTTGCTCTTTGTTCTTGCTTCCTGTTAACAAGTTTAGATTGGTCGATAATGTTTCCAACTGACGTATTATAGTGTCCAAACTCTTCTGCTAAGATTGAATACTTTTCAGAATCAGTATCTATTTCTTCATTGATCCAGATCACATCATCACTATAAAGACCCTTAATTCTTCCTTGCATCTTTACTTCGAATACTGATACCCCTGCATTGACCACTTCGTTTAACAACTTCTCATAAAGCACCATCATTCACCTTTTTCTTTTCGCTTTAGTTTCACAAATTGTTTAAACCGCTCAATTTCTTCTAACTCTTCTTTAGTCCACTCCTCTCCATCATGATGTGCTGCAACAGTAAAAACATCGTCTTCGTGTGAAGTAGCCATCTTTTCTAATTGATCTGTAGTAATTCCAAGGCCCTTACAAACTTTTATTACATTATCAACTGAAGCATTTCCAATCCCACGTTCAAGCATTGAACGAAGTGTAGTGTATGGAAGGTTAATACTCTCTGCAAAAGACTTCATGTTGGGAGAACTCTCTTTAATTAGCTTTCGAATAATTTCAGTTCTTTCATCCTTCATTTTCTTCTCCTCCAAATTGGATTTATACGAAGAATCGTATCTTTTGATTCCATTATATAGGTATATTAGCCAAAGTAAAGATAAAAAATACGAAATTGAGAATTATTTTATGCTATTTAGTTGACTTGATACGAAACTGAGTATATTATAGGTTCATGATACGAAATTGAGTATTTAAATTCTCTTATGTAAGGAGGTATATGTTTGCTAAATAACCTTAAGGCAGAAATGGCTAGAAAAAACATTAAAGGTAAAGATGTAGCTCAGTTCTTAGGTGTTCGTCAGGCAACGATCTACGACAAATTAAACGGGCATTACGGTTTCAGTTTTTATGAGGCTCTTGCAATAAAAAACTGTTTCTTCCCTGAGTACGATCTTGAGTACTTATTCAAACAAGATAATGAGGTGAGAGAAAATGCAACAACTTGAAGTCTCTTTAATGATTCCAATACCTAACGATAGTGTCATCATAAAAAAAGTTGAGTTAGAAAACCTGAAGAAAACTGAGCTCAAAGGAATTTATTGGACTATGAGGGATTTAGAAGAGTGTACAAAAAGAAAAACCGAATGGATCAAAGAAAATATCTTGTATAAACCAAAGTTCAGAAAAATCTTGGATGTAGACAGTGGAGGGTTTGTATTTTATCCCAAGTCAAAAGGTCAAACCTGGGCTTTTCAAGCAACTAAAATGGCAGAGTTTCTTGAAAAGAACTTCGCAAGCATTTATTCAAGGTGAAGGGAGTTGTGGTAAATGATTAGCACATTATTAACCGAGTATTTAGCCGATGGAGATTTTCACACCAAGATTGAAGGCGTGGAATATTCAACGGATATTAGAGAGATCGTCACGATCGAGTACATGTTGGACAACCCGGTGGAGTGAAAGAAAGCTTTGAGAGGAGGTGAAGGAAGTGAATGTACGGATTGGAGAATGGCTCTCAATGCCACCGGTTGAAAGGTATATGCTCATTTTGAAAAGGGCTGCTGAAAACCAGAAGGGGGTCAAGTAAATGAAAAGAGGATTTCTCGATGATCGGGGAGAGGTAGTAGAGATTACATGGGATCAATATCAATACTTCCTGTGGACGGGGTTCCCAGAGGGTGTCGTCATCATTCAAGCACCGGATGCACCGCATGAAACGTAAAAAGACCCGTGCGGCAACACGGATCTTTCAAAAAGGTGATTCTTCAATAGTTGAGTACATTGTACTGGAATCACCAACCAAAATCAAATGGAGGGTGAAGAAATGCAAATCGCTTTTAAAACACTGGCACTTAAAAACTTCAAGAACCACAAATCGTTAACTGTTAATTTCGGTGACGTGACCAATATCAAGGGTCGCAATGGAGCGGGCAAGTCCTCGATCGGGGATGCGATCACATGGGTTCTCTTTGGAACAGATAGTTCAGGAAGTAAGCTAGATCCACGCCCCATTGATTCGGAAGAGGGGACAGAATCGACAGTGGAGGTGCTGATGTCCATTGCTGGTAAAGATGTGCTGTTCGGCCGGGTTCAGAAGAAAACGGCCAAGTATTTCATAAATGGGATCCCAAAGAAAGCCACCGAGTTTAATGAATTCATAGAAAATCAGTTTGATAAGAACCTCTTCCTATCACTGTTTAACCCTAGCCACTTTTCCACGCAGCACTGGCAGGATCAGCGCGGCCAACTGCTTCAATACGTGAGAGAACCTCTAAATAAAGAGATTCTGGCCGAATTATCTCAGGTGGATCGTGAGCGCTTAGGAGGTCCATTGAAAAAACACTCCCTGGATGATCTTGATAAGCTCCATCGGGAGAAGGTTCGCACAAATGACAAGGCGTATGAAAGGGCAGCTGAACGTGTCCAGGCGCTAGAGGAACAAGCAAGTAAAAATGACGGGTCAACATTTGATCTCGAAGCTGCTCAAAAAGAAATCGAATCCTTGCATAAGCAAAAGACGGCCATGCAGGAAGAAAGCGTCATTCGACAAAGATCCAAGACTGCCAGGAGTCGAATGGAAGGACAGATTGATAACCTTACTGATCAGATTACTCAACAGACACATGTGGTTCAGTCCATAAAGGATGAGAAAGTACAGGAGATATGCGGCAATTGTCACCAGCCACTGACTGAAGAGGCCATTCTTAAAGTGAAGGAAAATCGACAGGTGAGATTTAACAAGGAGGTAGCCACCGGGAAGGCACTGGTACAGAAAGTGAACGAGCTGAAAAAGTCACTTTCAGATATGCCAGTGGCGGAGGCGGCCACTCATGATGAGCCCAATTTGATTGAGGTCAAGCTCATGGAACTCCAGGTAAAAGTAAAACAGGCAGAGAAGGCAAGTAGCCTAGCTGAGGACATTGAGGCGGCAAAAGAAAAGAAAGAGGCAATTCGGAAAGAACTTGTGACTTCAAAGGGGATTGTGGATGCCATCAAAGAGTTCAAAACGAAACGCTCTGAGCTGATGGTCAGCAAAGTGGATGATCTATTCACCTCCATATCGGTCAAGCTCTACGAAACTCTCAAAAACGGAGAGGAGAGAGCCACCTTCGAAATTGAGATGGACGGTAAGCCGTACAGTAAGCTTTCCACGGCAGAGAAGATCAAGGCTGGATTGGAGCTCATCGAAGTTCTCAGTAAGCAGTCTGAGGTGGTTGCGCCCACCTTCGTGGATAACGCCGAGTCCATTCTGAATTTCTCAGCACCTGCAGGTCAACTGATTGTGGCAAGGGTAGTGGATGAGGATTTGACCATACAAGCCATAAAGGCTAAGGGGGAAGAATGATGAGCAGTCAAATCAATAAAAGTCACCTAGCTTTTCTGCGAGAGGCAAAGGATCAATTCGAAAAATCTCCTATTGCAGAAACATATAGGAATTCGGATGACACTATGATCGCTTTGAGGTTAGGCGTCGACCGGGATTGCATTCTCATTTATGAACTTGGGGATGAGATTGCGAATTTTGTACAACAAATAAGTTCGCAATCAAGTCCAAGGAAATTACTGCTTGAGTTCTCCAATAACATGGAGATTCAGATGAAGGCTAACAAACTCAAGTCAAGATGGATTAAAGAGCATCATCAGGACATTACAGGAATGATTTACAGTGACTTGGAGCATCTGCGGAAAGAACTAATCAGAGTTGATAAAAACAAATACGAAATCACTGAATTATGTGCTGCTATCGCAAATTACTGCATGATGGTCGCGGATAACGAAGGTCAAAACTTATAAAGAGGTGTGAGAGATATGACTAAAAACCATCTAACGCAAATCAATACTCAAGAATTTGAGAATGTATTCAGTCAAAAGGAACTTGAAGTGGTCGTCAACTCCATCGCCAAGGGAGCCACGAATGAGGAACTGGCCCTGTTCATCCAGATCTGTAAGCAAAACAACTTGAATCCATTTAAAAATCATATCTACTTCATCAAGTATGGGAATCAAATGAGCATTCAGGTATCGGTTGAGGGCATTCAGTATCTGGCACAACAGCGTGAGGACTACAAAGGGGTGACGGTCCAGCTGATCCATGAAAATGATGACTTTGAAATCGGTGTCGACCCGGAAACCCAGGAACTCAAGATCGAGAAGCACTCCATAAAAATCCCTCGTGGGAAAGTGGCCGCAGCTTATGCGATTGCCAAGCGTGAAGGGTATCCGGATAAAGTGGTCGTCATTGAGGCGGATGAGGTGGAGCACCTCCGAACCAAGTCGGGATCCCAATGGAAGACGTACTACAATGACATGTTTAAAAAGCATGCACTCAAGCGGGCATTGAAGCTTCAGTTCGGGATTGATGTGGATGATGCTGCAGGTGCCCAAGAAGATAACGTAGATCCGTATACACCAAGGGAACGGAAGGATATCACTCCGGAAGATCTTGACCATGAGGGTGGCCAGGACGATGAATCAGAGGACATTAAGAAAGCTTGGGACGAGATTGACGACAAGGTGAAGGCGTCGTCTCTTTCCAAGAAAGACGTGACTGACTTGGTGAAATCTAACTTCAACCAAAAGCCGGCTGATCTGAACCTTAGCCAGGTGACTGGCCTGTCGAGATTAGTGGACCTGAAGATCCAGGAAGCCAAGAAAGCAGACGCAATCGAAATGGAGTTTAACTTTGATGAGGACCAGCTGGACTAACGATTAAAAGGTATTGCAATTTGTCATCGTGCGGAATCGTTGTAAGGAGGTGAAACGGTGCCCGATAGTTTCTTCTTTCCTGTTTACTCAGGTCTGATCTCACCAGAACATAGAGAAAGCATTGGTCCTGCCCTTTGGGAGTTCCTATGGTTGATCTCAAAAACCACCAAGGAAATAGTGGAAGAGGATGAAACATGGGGCATCGTCCTAGGTGGTAAGCCAATAAAAATTTGTGAAATCTCAACTGATCTTGGTGGAAGCGAAAGGACAGCTAAAAGAAATATAGCTCGCCTCAAGGAATTTGGATATATCGAAACAAAGAGAGCTCCCTATGGAGAAATATACAGAGTTCGGAATTCCAAAAAGTTCAACAAGAAGAGAAGTGCCAAAAATGGCACTTCTGAACAGAGAGATGTGCCACATTTGTCCAAGAGAAGTGCCAAATCTGTCATATCTAATAAAGATATAAAGGATATAAAAAGAAAGAAAGAAGGAGAGAGACATATGAATGATCTTCAAATAGAAAATTCATCTCCTAAGGAATTAATAAAGAATAAGTACCTCAAAAGGAGAGCTTATGGATTTGATTTATCTCCTGGAGATGAACAAGCAATCGATCGCTTAGTTGAGGACGCCTTACCAGTAGAGAAGGTTCTTGAATGGATAGATGAAATTTTCGATGAGTATAAGCCTAAGCACCGTATGGATCGGATAAAGCATTTTAAATATCTAGAGGTCACCATCTTAGATAAATGGGTGAAGGAGCAACAGCCTGATAAGAGGCAAAGAAAAGATATTGATTGGGAGAACCTGTAATGAATAGAGAACAAGTGAAGAAGCTGTTTAAGCGTATCAAAGAATTTTATGGAAGCTTTGATGTTTATTCTGAAAAAGTGGATGCATGGACGAGTGTCTTGAGTAAGTATGAACAGGATTTTGTATCGGAAAACCTTGAAGACCATATTCTGACCAACAAATTTGCTCCGACCATTTCTGACTTGGTAAATGTCTCAGAAAAGGACATCCCAACTGGCCCGGTGATTCCATCAGCTGATGAAACACAAGAAATGCTTCAAGAAAGAGCCAGGAACCGAAGGAATGCCGCAAGTCCGGAAGTAAGGGAAAAGGCGCTGGCCGAGATTAGACGAATCCTAAACATCCGAGATGAGGTGAAGAAAAATGAATCAGTTGGTTGAAGAACCTCAACTCATGAATGCAGAGGCCGAGCACTCTGTTATCGGATCTATTCTCTTGGAAGGTGACTTGATTAAGGATTGTGTCTTGCAGCACGATCACTTTCACATCATAGAGAACAAGCGAATCTTTTGGGCCATGGGCCGTTTAGATAAGAAAGGGATACCGATCGATATCACAACCATCGCTGACCTATTGGAGGAGAGCGTAGAGAAGATCGGTGGAATTAAGCATTTGCTCAATGTGGCCGAGTCCGTTCCGACGACCAAGAACTTCAAATTCTATGAGTCTCTGGTTCTGGAAAACTGGCGGAAAAGAAGATCACTTCAATTGGCCAACGACTTCAAGAAGCAATTGGTCGAGGAGGATCCAGCCGAGGCAATCCAAACGGTCATCGGTGAATTGATGAAGGTTCAAGAAGAGGAGACAGCTGATGACGATGGGAGCATTAAAGAGGAGCTGCTTAATGTCTACGAACAGTTAAGTACCCAAACCGACCAGATGACGGGGATACCCACTGGTTTCGATGAATTGAACAAACTCACGGGAGGGCTTCAAGAGAGTGACCTGATCATCATTGGGGCTCGGCCATCCATGGGGAAAACAGCGTTTGCTCTGAATGTAGCGTTTAACGCGGCTGAGGAGGGCGATATCCCGTGTATATTCTCACTGGAGATGCCTAAAAAACAGTTACTTAAGAGGCTTGTCTCGATTTCCGGCAACATCGATGCCCAGAAGATGAGAAATGCAAGTGAAGACTTTACGGATCATGATTGGCAGAAGTTCTCCCACGCGCTTGGCATCCTCAACAACCTGGATCTACATATCTTCGATCGTCCGAGTGTAACGGTGAATTACATCTGGACCAAGGTGAGAAAGGTGAAGCGAGAGAATCCAGGCAAGAAGCTCCTCGTGATGATTGACTACCTTCAGCTGATCATGGGAAACGCAAGCTACCGCGGGAACCGTCTTCAGGAGATCAGTGATATCAGCAGGAGCCTCAAAGCGATGGCAAGGGAGCTTGATGTCAACGTAGTGGCACTCTCACAGCTTTCAAGGGGTGTAGAGCAACGACAGGACAAACGGCCGATGATGTCCGATCTGAGGGAATCTGGGCAGATTGAGCAGGATGCAGATATCATCGGATTCCTATACCGGGACGACTACTATTACAAGGACTCTGACTTAAAAGGAATCACTGAACTGATCGTCTCCAAGCACCGTAACGGACCAACAGGTACAGTCAAACTTGGATTCTTAAAAGAGTACGGGAAGTTTATCAACCTGGTCAAGCAAAGTGAAATGAATTTTATGTAAGGAGGGATGACCATGAGAGCCACTTTACCCTATGGCCAATTACGAAAAGGAATTCAAATTCAAAAAGATTTTTATAAAAGTGAACTACTGCTGATGGACTACTTTAAAACGCCATGTGGGAAACAACTGTATGAGCTGACTTTATCGGAGCTGGAACAGGTCTATGAAAACGAGAAAGCTAGGAGGAGGAAGCGAGCATGAGATTTATTGGAATCGATCCGGCATCGAAAACTGGGTTTGTGGCCTTAGACGATCGTGGTGAAGTGGTCAGAGAAAAGGAACTATCCGGAATCGGGGACAAGGATCCTAAACGGATGGTGACCCTGATTCACGAAATTACTTCGCACCTGCAGCCAGGCGACCACATCTGTATCGAAGGATTCCCCTACAGCACCCAGAAGGCGATGTTCGCCGGGGGCTTGCATCACGGGATTCGGAATGAACTTTTTAAGAAGCGCCTTCCTTATCACGAGGTTGCTCCCAATGCCGTCAAAAAGTTTGTGGGAGTGACCGGCTGGACGGGAGAGAAGGGCAGCAAGAAGAGGTTAACAGGTCCACAAAAGAAGCGAGAAGTCATGAAGGCAGTTTTCAACACCTTTGGATATGAACACCGGAGTGACAACGTAGTAGATGCTTATATCCTGGCTAGGATCGCCTTCGCCATCTTTGTGATCCGAGAGACTGGTGAGATAAATCTGACAGTAAATCAGTCTCAAGTCGTTCAGTCGGTCCTCCAGGAAACGCCGGAAGTGAAAAAGAAAGCATGAGCATCAGGCATAGAACATTGAAAAAAATCGTGTTCGGCATGACAGAGGAGACCATCGGAAAGGTCATTGCTAACCATGAAGCTCGAGGCTGGAGACAATCAACACCAATCAAGAAACACGGATACGGGTTAGGCTGCCAAATGATCTGGCAGAAAAAATAGATGATAAGGGAGAAGAAGACATGAGCAAAACTCAACTGAACGTGTTTTTCAAGATGCAGCAGAAGGACGATAAGAAAGAGGTTCTGAAGTTTGAAATTAAAGGGCAGGAAGAAGGAGACGAGTCCACCACCGCCCTTTATGGCCTGGCAGGGAGCATCATCCTCTTTGAAATTGAAGGGTGTGCAGCTGGTGAGACTTCGGCCGAGTTCATGAACATTCAGCGAGACTCCAAGAAGACGGCCATGAAGTTTGCCATAAAAGGAGATTCGGAGAAAAAGGCACAGGAGCTTTATAAATACGCTGGCCGCAACGTGAACCTTTCCATCCAACAATCTCAAATGAGCATTGAAGAGTTTTACGAAGACGATCCAGGCATCGAGTACCAGGTGGACGAAAACGGGACCGTAGAGGTTCCAAAGGATCAAATGAGCATCGATGATGTGGAGGGTCATGAAGACCAGGAGGCTGCCGACCCGTTCGAAGAGAAGGAGCTACATTTATGAATCTATAACCAAGAAGCAGTCCTTTGCAGGTGTCAAGGTTGGACAATGTATTACAGTCAAAAGATAAAAAGCAAGCAGTGGCGTCTGCTTGCTTCCTACCTTACTAGGAGAGGTTTATGTTTCACTAATAATATTATGCGTTATTCAAAAAATTGTCTGGGCTACAACTTAGGGGAATAACAAACTAATTTTCCTACCTTACAGAAAAACACCCTAAATACAATTATTTTTGATTTCCACTAAATTTTTCTTTGAAATAAAGGTAATCAACTTTGTGTTTAGTGGCCATAAGTTGAGATGCGAGTATAGCTGTATATATTGTTGTTAGAAGGACACTTAAAATCGCAATACCAAACAAAGAATCATTTTTGCTGTTCATATCTATACTTCCTCCTTAATCGAATATAGATATTTTCACCTGGGAAAGTTAAATTATACATTTACTTGATGAACAGGCATTTGAACTAACAAAAGGTTTTCATACCGTTAAGAAGTATAAACAGAAAATCCAGAACTATTCTAGCATTGCTAGAAAAATTTGCTTATTAAGTCAAGGTAAAACATCCCGTATATCCAAAGAGCAAATCCTGCCAAACAGAATAGTCCAACTAAGTTCCGAGTGATCTTTTTAGGAATTCCGACACTCTCAAGAATTAATACAGGAATAATGGACGTTGCCAGTACCATTATGCAAAGAGTTGCCATGGCCAAAGCAAGACCATTAAACACTGAAGTATCCAGTGCTTCAAACATATCCTCACCACCTAATGTGAATCAGGAATATTCCTGATTTATGAGTAATTAAGACTAAGAATACATTACCGTAACGGGAGGGGTATTAGTGGGTAAACAATTGTTTATGTTTCCTGAAATCGACAGAGAAAAGACTAAGGGTGCTGTTGAGTCCGCTATAGACATGTATCGATTTTACTTACTAACAGTGCATGAAGATCAGCTCCCTAAGGTGACTGCAACGTACTCTTTAATTCCTCTGGCATTCTCGAATCAGTTTCATTCTTCTACCGAGCAGGATGTTGCGGATCCGTTTGAAGAGAAAGAGCTACATTGAGGAATTGATGATGAAGGAGCAGTATTAAATAAACGCTGCTCCCTGGTCACACATCAAAAAACTCACCTATTTGTATAGGTGAGTGAAAAGAATGCATATTATTCCGGTATATTTGAAAGCGCAGTTTGAAGGTTAGCGAAGGTAGAGATTGTATTGAAGTTAATTCCTAACTGAACCATTGTTTGTGCTATTTCTGGTCTTATCCCAGTTAACATTGGTTTAATCCCAAGCAGTCTCAGTGAATCTACAACCTTGAAAATACGGTCAGCAACCATCGTGTCTACGATCGGTACACCTGATAGATCGATTATAAGGTATTCTAAAGAAAGTTGAGAACTTTTGGATAATGCCTTATCCATGAGCTCCTGTGCTCTTCTGGTATCGATGTCGCCTATTAATGGGAGAATTCCAAGCCCATCCTTTATTTTTATTACTGGTATAGATAGTTCTAATACAGAGGTTTCCGCTGCATTAATTCTGTTTGTATAAAAGCGAGTGTATGTAACACTAAGCCAATGAATAGCAAAATCTATTACTGAAGTGAATTTGAAAATGATGTCGTGATAATCGCACAATGAAAGTGATAAATTTTTAGCTTCCTTTTTAATAATATCACCAACCACGGTGCGATAGTGTTTAATAACGCTAATAGCATTTTCGAGTGAGAAACCAATTTTAATTAAATTATTTATGGTTTCTTCACCCCAGGTTTTAACATCTGAGTGGTTATCAGTTTCGGTATTCGTGAATGAATATGCGAAAAGGTCAATTAGCTCATCTCGCCAACTTTTTAAGATTCTTTCACTCTGTTGAGATTTGTATTTATCTAACTGGTGAAATTCTTCAGGCGGTTCAAGATTTTTAAGAATCAATATATTCTCTGAAATATTTATGAGATTAGAGTGACTTGACTTAGTATTCATACAACCGGTACCTCCTTAACATTTTTCTAATATTATATCATGAGAATTTACACTTCTGAAGAAAAGGATAATAAATGGAAAATTACAATAGCGATGAGATGAAATGGATTAATGCTGAAGAATGTAACTATAAGATATGAACATGGTCACCTGTATGATTTCATATAAAAAAAAAACGGAAATCTGTAACTATGAGAGTAGGGATTCAGTGATGAGCAGGCATTCCCGCTGACAAAAGATTTTCAGATCGGGGTACTAAGCAAATAAAAAAGACCGGCATTGTACCTGCCGACCTTGGTGCATTTTCTCGTCAAAGAATATTTTACCATAACGGGAGGGTCAATGGTGGGAAATCAATTAACATTTAAGCTTCCTGAGATAGATAGAAAAAAAACTCAGCAAAAAGTCGAAGATGCGCTTGAGATGTACCGGATGTATCTTCTGGCAGTTCCTGAAGAACGGGTACCAAAAGTAACAGCTTCCTACTCACTCGTTCCGCCGTCCAGTTCCAATCAGTTCAGTTCTTCTGTGGAAGATGCCGTTATAGAAAAAGTTGATTTTGAGAAAGAGCGCGATGCCTACATCGAACGGATCCGCAGGGCTGTCAATCGATTAACAGCCAGGGAAAGGCAGATGGTCATACGGAAATACTTTGGGGAGGATGAGCTCTTTGATTATGAAATCTACAACGAGCTCGGAATGGGGGAGACGTTCTATAACCAGAAATTCAAACCCAGGGTCTACTACAAATTAGCATTCATCCTGAGAATAGAGGTTTACAAAACGGAAGCTGATAAAGAAACCATAAAGTAATGGTAAAGAAAGTACAAAAGATGAACGATGAGCATTTCGCTTCCGAGGTGCTAATATGTTATTAACGAATGTTCAATTGGAAAAGGATATATATGAAAAATATTGGAATGATAATCAAGAAAGAAAATATTGTAAGTAATAAAGAAAAATGTTTAAATTGAAGGAGGAAAATGGTAAATGATTAATATCTACTCTATAGAAATTAAAGGAGGAAATATTATGGCTCTCAATGATCAAGTTGAAGTTATTTCTACAAGTAATGAAGATTTAGATGGTAAACAAGGTACAGTTACAGGGATTATCTCGGGGGATCACGGAACTGAAATAAAAGTATTGTTTGAAACTGGTGACGAGACATGGATTGATGCAAACGAAGTAATCACTTTCTAAAAATAGAAAAAAATGCATAAATTGTAGAAAAAACCAAAAACGTGTAATATAATGTACCTATCTTTCTAAAAAAGGTAGGTTTTTCTATGCAGATGGAATTCAGGGTTTACCAGTTAACTTATAGTAATGATCTCACAGAAAAGGCCCATGAACTGGCTGACTTCTTGAGAGGGTTGTCAAAGATTCCCGGTGAGTTTGGGTTTCAATATTGTATTACAAATGAATTCGACTTCGGAAATAATATTCTTACTTTTTGTTTTAGTGAAGAATACGCTTCTGATGTAAGTTCTGTTGATGATGAAAAAAACAATTTTAATCCTGACGTATCTCCATATATAAATACAATTATGGCAATAGATTTTCAGGAAAAAAGATTACTTGTACAAAATAGAGATTATCCGGCCAATACCCTTAATAAGCAACAAACAATGACCAGAGTGGGACTTCTTCTAAATGAGGGTTTCGAAAAAATTTATAACTCAGTATTTAACTACCTTGATACAGATAAACAAATTTTTGATAATGACTTCACGCCACTGTTTGAAAATAATCGAGTTAGTTTATTGTGGGCTACAATTCCTAATCATGGAAGGTTTATTCCAGAAGGTGAAAAAATTTTCGAAGATGATACAATAGACAATCAGAACTGGATAAAGGGTTGGAACTCAGATGAAAGCGACGTTTTTGAAGTATTAATAAAAGCACCTGGTAAGGGTGGAGATGGCGATTTGAGATATTCTCCAATTGCTAGAAGTCTAATCAAAATGTTAGGGACAGAAGTTAAGCAACTAAATTTCTGGGATTCTAACAATAAGCATCAGAAAATCTCAAGAAGTTCACTTAAGCGTTTTGTAATAAAGGGAATTAATCATCGCACTCAACCAATTACCTCGGTGGACAAACTAGCGACAGAAGTCTATAACAGAAGAAATGAATTAAGAGGGTTTAAAGGTTCTGCTGAGCTATAAAAGTTTTTTAAATGATATTAATATTGAGCTCCTTTCGGATGAAGGGAGTTTTTCTCTTGTCAATGTTATTGCATAAGTACCAAAAATCGAATCAGAACTGTAATGAGATTTCAATTTGGTGGGGAAGAAGCTAGTAGGATAGTATTACAAATTAAAAAGCACTATAGTAGTTTATTTTTCTTTTTTGAAGGGCAACAGCCATTTTGGCATTGCCTCTTGATTATCATAAATGATGTATTAATAGAATGATAATCAAGATTTGTTCAAAAGAGAGATTTAAACTAAACATAGTGCTCACCTCAATCATTTATGAAATTGATATAATTATATACTAACTAGTAAGTTTGTTAATAATGTAAATGTTTCCTGCGGATACTAGAAAAGTCTCATGTTCATTTATTGAGTATGAACATTATATTTATGGATATTTATATGATAATAATAGTCTTTTTTTGGGGGGGGGGTGAAAGATTGAGTGAGAAATATGAAAGTCCTTTAAATGGTATAGCATTAGCAATGTCGTTCCTTTTAACATCAATGGTACTATATCTAGCTCCAGAATTTATTGGAACTCAGCTAATTACACGCTCTCTTGGTGTTATTTTAGGGTTCATTGGATTTTTAGGCTTTATAGTTGAATTATCTAAAACATCTTTAAACAATGAAAAAGTAAAAGACGGAATATGGGACATTGTTTCAGGAATCTTTTTAGGGTCTTTAATATTTCTTTTATTGCTCTATTTTTCGAACTGGATAGTAAACTTGATAGTACTGTTTCTAATGTTATTTGGTATTTACGGAACATTAAGAGGCATATTTAAACTTATAGCATTACTAGATTTCACAAAAAGTAATATTTTTAGAAAGCTTCCTCTTTTGATATTAAATCTTGCTATATTTACCTTGACTATTTTGCAGTTGCTACAGATATTTAAAGTTATAAACGAGTAATTTAAGTCTAGGTGGTGAGAAAGCTGTTCTCACCTTTATTAACATATGTTTTATCAGTAATTCAATACTAATGTATTTGTTAGGAGAGTGGGATGGTGGAAGAAAAAAATACTGTCAAGTGTCCACAGTGTTCAAATGACAAGGCAAGACGAAGCAGGATTATGAGATTTCTTGTGATTTATTCATGCGTGGTACTTATTATCCCAATCATCGGATGGTTAGGTGGCATCATCGGTCTGAGTGCTGCCTGGGTGTTCAACAGACAAATCAAAAAGGATAACATCGTCATCATGAGGTGTCTGATCTGCAAACATAGATTCAGAGTCAAGAAGGCGGATTTTGAAGAATACCAAACACGTGCAACTCATCCTGTAGCTTGAACTGCAGATAGCATCCTTTCGAGGGTGCTTTTTTGTTGCCATCAAAAGGGGGAAGAGCCATGAATGAAGAGAGCAGGAGGGCATTTCTGAACGAGTTAAGTAGATTCATTGAGTACCTAAAGAAGGAGGCAGCAGCAGTGTTCAGGCGGATGAAGGAATTCTGCTACACCGTTCAGGAGCAATTCGGAAAAGTGGAGAGCCGGCTTGTTGCAAGGAAAGGGTGGGATATCCTTCTTCCAGAGAGAAAGCAGACTATGAACAGGTACAGACCAATCAAGGCTGTTGCAAGGAGTGCTCTACAGTGACAACAGAAGAAATCAGGTTGCTCATCATTAATGATAGCATTGATAAGTTCTATAACCGAGGAGCGTGGCGAAGGAAGAGCAAAGAGATCCTGAAGCGAGATAACTATGAGTGTCAGATCCATAAGCGTAGAGGGAAGTATGCGCGAGCTCGCAATGTCCATCACATTAAGGAACTCAAGGACTTCCCTGAATTTGCTTACGACGATGAGAACTTAGAAGCGGTGTGCATCCGATGTCACAATGAACTTCATCCTGAAAAGCTTGAACGTTTTAGGAAGAAAGAGAAGGAGTTTATAAATGAAGAGAGGTGGTGAAGGGATGAAATGCCCCCCGGTCAAAAATTTTGGAGAATTACTTGGGAGGGTCTACAACGGGGGAGGGTGACGATTAAATATATTTCTGATGCCCTCATGAGTAAATATTGGGAAATGAATGGAAAATGTTCTGCGAGGAGGTGATAAGATGGCCAGGAAAACGAGCCAAGCCCAGAGAAAAAGAATTGAAGCAGATTTGCTTGATCAACTTAATGAAAGAGAAATATCTGGTGAGCACTTTTTTGACTTGGTTCAGGTGTACCTATCGATGTGGGATTTAACAAATTCACTGATAGAAGATATCGAAAAGGAAGGTCCAAAGGTTGCTGGAATGCATGGTCCAAAGTCAAACCCAGCCATAAATGACCTGAACAAAACCAATGCTCAAATGTTAAAGATTTTGTCGGAGCTAGGACTCAAAGCTGCCGCGAACTTTGATGGTGATGACGACGATGACGACTGGTAAGATTCAATACAACAAACATATTGATCATTACTTTAAACAAGTTGAAAGTGGCCATATTGTCGCTTCGAGAGAAGTAAAGCAATTAGTAGCTTATCTTAAAGGGAAGCTTCATGATGAAAACGAACTTATTCACATAGATCATGAAGAGATAGATCGGGCCATTAAGGCAATTGAGAGATACTTTCCCTTCCGGTTGCTTCCTTGGCAAAAATTCATTACAGCATTCGTCGTAGGGATGACCTATAAGAAAGATGGCTCATTGGTCTTCAATGAGTTTTTTTTAATGATGGGACGGGGCGCAGGGAAAAACGGATTTATAGCTGCCCTCTCGTTTTATCTGATTTCACGACAAAAGATTCGTAATTATGATGTTGCTATTGTAGCTACTAGCGAGAAGCAAGCCAAGACTTCATTTATGGACGTCTGGGAAGCGCTGGACAGTCACTGGAGAAAATTAGAGAAGAAGTTCAGGCGGACTCTTAAAGTAATTGGGTTTAAGAAAACCAAGTCAAAGCTCGAATACTTTACGAACAATGCCAAAACGAAGGATGGACTGCGGCCAGGATGTATTATCTTTGATGAGGTCCATGCCTATGAAGATGAGGAGAACATCAAAGTCTTCACATCGGCACTTGGGAAAGTACCACGAGCCAGGCGCTTTTATATCACGACCGATGGTAATATCCGTGGAGGATTCCTTGATCAGATGAAGGAAGAGGCCAAGATGGTCCTGAATGGTGAGATTAAAGGGAGCAGGCTATTCCCGTTCATTTGTAAGCTCGATGAACCGGAAGAAGTTCACGACTTCTCTAAGTGGGAGAAAGCCAATCCCTCCATCATGTACTTCCCTCATCTTAAATTGGAGATGGAAACGGAATACCGGAACATGGAGCACCGTAAGTCGGCTAAACTTGAGTTTATGACAAAGAGGATGAACATCCCTTCACAGGATGCCTACGATCTTGTCGCTGAATGGGAGAAGATCTTGGCCGCCACAAAGCATAAATTCCCCGAGTTCAAGCGTTCGGCCTGCATTGGCTCCATAGACTACTCTGACACGCAAGATTTCGCCGTCGTGGGTCTGTACTTCAAGCTCGGGAAGAAGAAATACTTCAAACAGCATACATTCATCAATCACAAGTCTTTGCTCTTGAACAATTACAAGGTAAACATTGAAGAGGCCATTGAACGCGGTCTGGTTACGATTATTAAAGAAGAAACCAACAAACCAGAATATCTCGTTGAGTGGTTCCTTGAACAAGCGAAGGTTCATGACATTAAGTTCATCACCGCCGATATGTACCGGATCAATTACTTGAGAGAAGAATTTGAGAAAGCCGGGTTTGATGAATTCATCATTGCCAGGAGTGGTAGCAAGACGCATACGCAGCTGCAGCCAATCATTGAGGACCTCTTTGCATATGAGAATGTGATCTTTGATGAAGATGACTTGATGATGCGGTGGTATACAAATAATGTCTACATTAAGCGTGATAGCAAAGGAAACATCACATACGAAAAGATCGAGCCACGGCTGAGGAAGACCGATGGCTTTTTTGCATTCCTTCACGCCCTGCAGCATGATGCAGAGCTTGAGGATTCAGAGCCAATGACCATGGACCGGATCAAAAACATGTTCAGGGCCTTCTCTGTGTAAGGAGGTGAGAAAAATTTGAAAATATTAGATTGGTTCAGTTCCTGGTTTAAAGACAGTAGCACGATCGCTTTAGGCGCTGACTTTTTTGAGTTGGCAGCAAAGGTCCATTACAAGAGGCTGGCCATAGATACCTGTACTAATATCATAGCCAATGCCCTTTCTAGATGTGAATTCACGACATTCAATAAGGGCAAGGAAACCAAAGGAAACCTCCATTACACGCTGAATGTGGCACCCAATCAAAATCAGAATGCCACGGAGTTTTTCCATAGTGTCGTGACGCACTTGATCAATGACAACGAATGCTTGGTCCTTCAACAAGGCGAAGAATTGATCATTGCTGATTCTTTTGCTCGTACTGTGTACGCGGTGAAGCCAAACTCATATAAGAATGTTCAGGTAGGAGACTTTAAATTTGATAAGACGTTCTACGAGGAAGATGTCTTTTACTTCAAGCTCAACGATCATAACATTATAAAGGTCATTGATAGCTTATATGAAGACTATGGGAAGCTCTTGGCATCCGGAATCAATTACTATAAGCGAAAAAACAACAAAAGGTATGCGATGAAGGGCGATTATTTAAGGGGTTTGACGGAGAAAGAGCTAGAAGAGACCAATGCACTTTTGGAGGCGCAGCTAAAGGATTGGTTCAATCCTGACAAGGAAGGGTCAGCATTTCATTTCTCCAAAGACCTCACTATGGAAGATATGAGTGACGGACAAAAAAGCACCGGTAACTTCGGGACGAGCCGAGATATTCGGGATCTCGTAAATGATGTGACTGATTTCGTGGCCATGAGCCTGCATGTTCCCAGGGGCATCATCAAAGGAGACGTATCTGATATTGAAAAGCAGATCGATAGCTTCCTGATGTTCTGCATATTGCCACTGGTTAAGCTGATCCAGACGGAGCTGAATAGGAAGTTCTATGATAAAGAGCAATTCCTGGAGCGCAGCTATATCAAGGTCGACACGTCACAGATCAAAGTCGTGGACATCGTTCAGTTGGCGAACGCGGTGGACAAGCTCTTTGCGGTCGGCGGCCTATGCATCGACGACATTCTAGAGCTCCTAGGTAAAGAACCTCTTAACACTCCGTGGTCGAAGAAACGTTTCGTCACGAAAAACTATCAAGATGCAGAGAACCTGGAAGGAGGTGAAGAGAATGAAAATGAAGCGGTTTAAGAACGAGAAATTCAATAACAAGCCCGCGATCGGGCGAGTATTCAAGGCAGAGGCCGTGAATGCCGACACGCATAAACTCACGATCTATGGTGATATTGGCGAATCTATGTGGGGTGATTACGTCACCGCAAGTGAAGTGGAGAGTGCCCTCAAGGGAATAGATTCTAAGCATATTGATGTTCACATTAATAGCTATGGAGGGGATGTCTTTGATGGAATCGCCATCTATCACACATTAAAGGACCATAAAGCCTCCATCACAACCCATGTAGATGGCATAGCCGCAAGTGCTGCCTCCCTTATTGCTATGGCAGGGGACAAGGTTATCATGAACGTGGGATCTATGCTGATGATTCACGAAGGATCTACAATAGCCTGGGGGAATAAAGGGGATATCCAAAAGACGTTGAACGCATTGGAAAAGATTGATCAATCCATCGGCAACATCTATATGACGAAGTTTACGGGCGAGCGAGTCGACATCGAGACCATGATCACGAACGAAACATGGTTCACCGCAGAGGAAGCCATCGAGGCGGGGTTCGCGGATAACGTAAGCGAAGAGGACACCAATCCGGCGGATCCGGAGGAAGTGAAAAATGCTATCCTGGATAAAATCCGGAATCGCAAACCTGCAGCACCCCAAAACCCGGCATCATCAATAATGAATCGATTCAAGCGCTCAGAGTAGCGCTTTTTATTATGAAACCATTTGGAGGGAAACAACCTATGAAATCAAAGCTTAACCTTTTGACACTCGACATCCAATTCTTTGCCGGGATCAATAATCCGGATGACCCAATTATCCAGAACAAAGAAGAACAAGTCAAAGCCATGCAGGACGCATTTGAAACAGGTGATGCTTCAGCGGTCGCTTCTAGCATCGTCAGCAACTTTGAAAACAATATGGCCCGTATCCAGGGCATGATGAACGATGTGGCTAAAGAGGCTCGGCAGGCAAGCGCAGAACAGTGGGATAATCAAGTCCTCGCATCCCGCGGTGTTCGGGTCCTAACGAGCGAAGAAAAGAAATTCTACAATCAAGCGATTGAAGCAGAGTCCTTTGATGAGGTCATCAAGCTAGTTCCGCCAACCGTCTTCGAGCGTGTGTTTGAAGATCTAGAAAAAGAGCACCCTCTTCTTTCACGGGTGAACTTCCAGAAGACCGGGGCCAGGACCGCATGGGTTCTTCGTAAGCCAGGTCAGTCCGTAGCATTCTGGGGAGAAGTCACGGCGTCTATTCAAGAAATGCTGGATGAAGGCTTCCGTACCGTTGAGCAAGGAATGTACAAACTGAGCGGATTTTTGGTCGTTTCCAAAGCGATGTTCGAACTCGGACCTCAGTGGTTGGATCGATATGTTCGTATGTTCATGGCGGAAGTTATCGCTGACGAACTTGAAGATGCGATCGTCAACGGAGATGGAAACAAAAAGCCGATTGGGATGACGAGGGACCTAGAAGCGCCAATTCAAGGTGGAGTATACGCATTGAAAACGCCGCAGGTGCTTGCGGATTTCACTCCTAAAACAATCGGCAGGGAAATCCTAGCGCCGACCACGAAAAACGGGACTCGACGTTACACAGGCGTCACGCTGATGGTAAACCCGATGGACTATGCTATTCGGTTCTTCCCACTAGGAGCAAAACAAAAGGATGATGGCAGTTGGACCTATGACAACTTCTCCGTACCTGGATTGGAAATCATCCAATCACCAGCGGTGACGCTTGGACAAATGATTTCAGGGAAGCCGAAAGATTACTTCATGGGAGTAGGGGCAGAACAAAAGCTTGAGACGACTGACGTCCTTCGCATGATTGAGGATCAACGCTTGTACCTCGTTCGTCAATTGGCCAACGGTCGTCCTTTGGATCCAGATTCTTTCACTGTCTTCGATATCTCTCAAATCGGGGAAGTAGAAGCTACGCCAGAAGTCTAACTATAGAGGGGATGAACGAACATGCCATACAAAGTGATTAACAGTTTCATTGATGTCAGAACCAAAGCCCATTACGAAAAAGGGAAGATCTATCCTCGAAAAGGAGAGAAGGAGGATCCAGAACGTGTTTCAGAGCTGCAGGCCGTCCACCCGCAGTATAAGCGAGCGTTCCTCCCTCCCGAGCCATTGGCGGAGGAGCCTCTTGAAGAGATGGAGGATGAGCCGGCCGAAGAGGTTAAACCGGCTGTCTCCACAGACGAGCAGCTGGAGGCATTGGGTGCGAAAGCCTTGAAAGAACTACTCGATGAGAAAAAGGTTTCATACAAGGCTTCGGCCACAAGACCCGAGCTGATCAAACTCTATAAGGGCGAGTAACGCCTATGAACAGTATTGATGAGAGCACAAGGGCTTCTCTTCTAAAAGAACTCCAGGATGATCTCCTCATCACATGGGAAGACGAAGATACCAATCGAAGGTTGCAAAACCACATCACTAAATCAGCGGCGTACCTGGAAGAATTAACGGGTACGTCGCTTGATTTTTCAGCGAATATCCGCGCAAGGGAATTGCTGCTCGAGCGTTGCCGGTATCAGCACAATAGTGCGACGGATGAGTTCGAGGTGAACTTTGAAAGAGAGCTATCCCGTTTCATCCTAAAGGAAGCGGTCAATGCGTACAGGAAGGCGCGTGTTATAGATGATGAAACCTTATCGTGAAACATTCAACGATGGGTTTATGCAGTATGGGTTTTCAAAGACAGCCCGTTCTGAAAGTGGCAAAGCGGTAGGCAAGTCGTTCTCGCCGGTTGGGAAATTGGCGTACAAGGAATTGAGTTGCCGTGATCGAGATTATGAGCTTGCTGGAGTCTTAGATTCCAAGCTTGATCGCAAGATTAAAACGCTCGCCCCTCCGTCCTTCAAGACGATATTTAAGTCAAAGCTGAAGGTCGTTGTCGAATCCAATGAGTACGACGTGATCGAAGTCGATACGGATCCAGGCAGAAGGTATCTATTCTTCTATCTGCAGAAGGTGGGTGCGGTTCATGAATGAGCGCGCCAAAGAAATCATTAAAGGACAAAACAAGTCCATACTCACGGTTTTAAAGGATCATTTTGGTCTTCCTGGGTTCCAGGATAACATCAATGAAGATGAGATCCCGGAGGACCATAACTACTTTCTCATTGTCTATGGAGATATCAGCCGGACGGAAAAGCAACGAGCAACCAGGAATGGACTGTCACAGGACGTCTACGTCGTTTACATCAGCGAAGGAAATGATGAGCTGGATGAAACCAGCCTGGACATCATTTCGTTAGTTGAAGGCGTCAAAGCGGTCGACTTTCAACGGACAACGAAAGAGAGAATTCAAAAAGCAGATACGTCCGAATTTGTGGATCGTGTCACGCTGATTTTCACGAGGATGATCAAGTATGTCAGCCCGATTTCAAATTGACTATAAGGATGTTGATCGTCTCCTTCAAAAGATCTCACAGCTCGGCGACCAGGCCGAGAAGACAATCAATGAAGTGCTGCATACCTTTGGAGTGAAAAAAGTCGTCCGGGATATCACCAAGGAGATGCCGATTTCTAAACGACAGAAGCGCCATGCCAAGTTGAGTACCTGGTCAAGGGCTGAAGAAGGCAATCTGGAGTTTGTTGTGGAGGCAGCAGGCGGAGCGGCGAACAAGCGCGGTAGCTTCGGGTACCTAGTCTTCCCGAATGAAGGGCGGGGCCCCTCGAACCCTTTAGAACAACGGTTCATGGAAACCGGTTTATATAGAGCAACCAATCCGGTCCTGGATGAACTAGGCAGGGCCATTGAAGAACAAATTACAAAGGAGTTGTAAATATGCCGACAGTTGTTACACAATTTGCGCCAGTGCGTATCACAAATGCGAGTGTCCAATTCTATGAAGGCGGGACACAAAAAACAGGCGAAAAGTTCGGGAGCCTTGGCTCCGTCGAGGGGGAAACCACCTTAAAGGAACTGATTAAAACGGAAGAAGGGCAAGAGGTAGCCAAGCGAACCAAACCAGAAAAGATGGATCTCACTGTCTCGGCCCACATCCAGACATCCGTCATCCGAAAGATTTTCGGCATTTCCTCAAACGGTTTAAAGCCAGGTATCTATAAGTACGGGCAGGATTCAAAAGGGGTGGAATTTGTCTTCACGGCAGACGTCATCGATGAATTCGAGGATGTGACCAAGCTGATCGCGTTTCCGAAATGCGTGAGTGCCACAGGCTTCACCTTCACCATTGAAAACGGAGCGGACGAAGTGGCTCTTATGGAAGTGCAGCTGACGGCTTACCCGGATCCAATGAGGGAAATTTATTATGAAGCATTCGTCAGTGAGTTGGAAGATTCAACAGTTGCTACAAAATGGCACACGCAATTCGACCGATCGTTGGTTGAATTAACACCAGAAGTGTAAATCGGAGCAGGGGAACCCCCCTGCTCTTTTTATATGGAACAGGAGGAAAAAGGCTATGGCCATTCAAACAATCGTGCTTAAAGAGCTAGACGTGTACGAAGAAAATGGGCAATTCAAAGAAAAGTATATCAACGCTGAAAAACACCCTGCAATGCTGACAAACTATTCGCTGAAAGTCGGAAAAGACCGTGGCTTAATCAAGGGATCACTCCTCGCGGATATTATGCACTTGCAGAAGCTTCAGGATGTGGAAGATGACCCCGATCAAGCAGCGGAAGCCATGGAGCGGTTAGATACAACGGAGTGCCTCAAGGTCATTTATTTGGCGTGTTCCGGGTTAAAGAAAGACTTCAAATATTCTTTTGATGAATTTGCCGAACGCTATCACGAAGACACGCAGACCACCATCCAGACCTACGCGGAATTGATTGCCGACCTTGCTGATAAAGATCCGAATCAATTTGCTAAGTCACTTCAAGATAGCACGAAAAAAAAACCGAAAAAGGACAAGCAAAACCACCAGAACTCAAAATCCAAACGGTAGAGGATCGATACGTTCTCTATTGTTTGGTATACGGAATTTCAGACGACGTGTTCTGGCACTTTCCTTATGCCTCGGTTGAACGAATCTACGAGGGGAAAGCGGCCTTCGACAGTTGGCAGGCAAACCCTTATACAAAGTAAGTTGGTGAATAGATGGCAAGACAACCGGAAGTAAAGGTTAAGTTCAGTATTTTCAACAAAGAATTTAATGAAGGCATAGCCAAGATCAGCAAAGAATCCGCAACTCTTAGAAAAGAATTCAAGCTCCAGGAAGAGCAGCTGAAAGCAAATGGAACAACTTCGGAGCGATTTGAAGCAAAGCTCTCTCACCTCACCAAGCAACATCAGCTGGCCGGTGACAAAGTAAAAGCCACGGCGAGCCAATTGGCCAAAGCAAAGGCAGCCTATGGGGAAAACTCCAATGAGGCACGGAAGTTAAATGATGTACTCCTTGGATATCAAACCACCCAACAGAAGCTAGAAAACCAATTGACATCAACCAAAAACGAACAAATGCGCTATAAAAAAGCGATGCAAGACGTCAAACGGATCATGGAAGTGACGGAAACGTCTACGGAGGATTTGGCCCATGCGCTCGGTCCTGAAATTGCTCAAGCTATCGATAAGGGAACGGCCTCCACGAAGCAAATGGAACACGCCTTCCGGAAGGTATCAAAGAGCGCAATAGGGAGCGAAGCTGACATCCATCAGGTAAAGAAGGTTCTAGCCAAGCTAGATGACGGGTCTTCTATTAAGTCGATTCGAAAAGACTTGGACAAGCTTGGGAAGAGTGCGGATGATGCCAAAGGCTCTGTAAAAGGTCTTGGATCCGAGATTGGCGGATTAGCCGGAGGATTGGCTGCAGGCCTTGGCATCGGGGCGGCCATCGGGCAGTCCATTGATGCCGCAGACCTGAAAGCCAAGATTGATTTGACATTTGAAGTTCCAGAGAGCGCCAAGAAGGACATCTACAAGTTAGTCAGGAATGTTGAGTCTTATGGAATCGATGCGGAAGCCGCCTTGGAAGGGGTCAGAAGACAATGGGCTCTCAACAAGAAGTCGAGCGATACCACAAACGAGGCAGTCATCAAAGGTGCAGCCACGATCAGCAAGATATACGCAGGTATCGATTTTAATGAGTTGATTCAGGAGACGAATGAAATTGGCTCGGCTCTTAAAATATCCAACAATGAAGCTCTTGGTCTTGTGGATGCCTTACTTCAAGGAGGCTTCCCCCCTGAACAGTTGGATATCATCGCCGAATACGGTACGCAGCTACAAATGGCCGGCTACGAGGCAGAAGAGGTTCAAAACATCTTTGCAGCAGGGGTCGACCTGAAATCGTGGAATATCGATAACCTCTTGGATGGAATTAAAGAAGGTCGAATTCAAATGGCCGAGTTCGGGGCGGGTACTGATAAAGCCACAAGAGAAATCATTGAGGGCGCCGGACTTAGCATTGATAAATTCGAGGAATGGGGCGCTGCCATTAATCAAGGCGGAGAAAAAGGCCAGGTGGCGATGCTCGAAGCGACAAAAGCTCTCATGAGTGTAAAAGATGAAACTGAGCGTAATAAGCTCGGTGTGAAGATGTTCGGGACCATGTGGGAAGACCAAGGATCTAAAATTGCGGATACCTTGCTGAATGCCAAAGACGGCACAGCTGACTTGGCCAAGCAACAGGAGAACCTAGCCGACAAGGTCAAAAAAATTGATGACACGCCAGCAAAGAAACTCTCCGAAGCTACTCAAAAGCTAAAGGGAGCATTAGAGCCACTATTCACCGTGATTGCGAATGTTGTGTCAAAGGTAGCTTCTTGGGCAGCGGACAATCCCACACTAACGTCCACTATCGTGGCCATTATCGGAGCGGTTGGAACATTTCTAGGGATACTGGCGGTGCTGGGTCCCGTATTCTCCGCAATTGCCACCATCGCAGGAATTGTTGGAACAAGTATCGCTGCCGTCGCTAGTGTTGTAGGAATAGTCGTTGTGGCCATTGCAGCCGTAATCGCTATTGGTGTACTCCTGTGGAAAAATTGGGACACCATAGTCGAGTACGCCAAGAACACCTGGACCCTCATCGGTGCAATTTTCCAGATGGCGAAGGACAAGATTGTCAACCTGATCGTCAATTTGTACACCTCTACAACAGCGAAGTTTCAGAGCCTGCTAAATAAGGTGAAGGGTATCGCCGAAATGATACGCACCTTCGTTGTCCAGAAGTTTGTCGGGATGGTCACGTCGGTCGTCTCCAAAGTAGTAGGATTCCATAAATCCCTGATTGATAAGTTCAAGTCATTACTCAGCAACATATCGAAGACGGCGGAATCCATTCGCAGCTATGTAATCAATAAATTCGTCGGAATGGTTTCGTCCGTTGTCGGTAAAGTGTCCGGCTTCACTTCATCAGTCGTCTCTAAATTCAAGTCCTTATACAAATCTGCAAGCGGAGTGGCAGAGTCAATACGCAGCTATGTGGTCAATAAGTTCAGCGGATTGAAAACATCCGTAGTATCAAAGATCAGTAGTCTATCGGATTCGGTTTCATCAAAATTCGACAAAATAAAAAAATTCATCACGGACCCGATCTCATCAGCCAAGCAAACGGTCCTCGATGCGATTGATCGAATCAAAAATGCCTTTTCCGATTTAAAGCTCAAGATACCGAAGCCGTCCATACCAAAGATCAGTATATCAAGCGGGATTAAAAACATCGCAGGCTTCAACGTCAAATATCCAAAGATCAGCTGGCATAAGACCGGCGGGGTATTTACCAAGCCCGTGGTGGCCGGGAATGCAGGTTTCGGGGACGTCGAGGAAGGCATCGTCCCATTTGAAGGCCCTCATGCCAAGCGAATCGCGACACTGATCGCAGACGCTCAGAATCGAATCCAGCAGACATCGAAAAATGTGGCAGACAAAGCGCAAGAGCTGATGGTACAGCTTCAAATCTCCGCCGGTGATGTCATCATTGATGGCAAAAAGACCGGCGAAGTTGTATGGGAACCGGTTCAGAAGCATACGGCCCAGAGGAAGAAAGCCGATTCACGGCGGTTCAAAGCGAGGATTAAATGATGAAGAGTCGATTTAATTTTAGTATTGAGTATTCGGATGGTCGCAAGGTGGACATGCACGAAAAGGGACTGTGGGTGAGCTTCTTCCGGATTTCTTCCCCAAATGCAGAACGGTCGCTATACGAACACTCCGGGATCCCTGGCGCCCGTTTGATGTCTTCCAGAATCGGAGTAAGGAAAATACAGATAGGATTCAGCTTTGAAAAGGGAAGCCTGGAAGAATTGGACTCTTTCAAACACGAAGTCTATCAGACTTTTTTCCATAGTGATGAATATAAGATTGTACGGGATATGTACCCAGGCAACTATCTGATGGCGCTGCAAGAAGGAGAATATGAGATCCAAAACGTGACGGGGACAGACGGCGAGTTTGAAATTGAACTCACCATGCTGGACCCGTTTATTTATGGCAACAGGAAAGAAATCACCTTGATTGGCCAAGCCATCGATCTTGGCCCTGGGGAATACTGGCCGACCATTACGGCGAAGTTCACGACGGCAGCCAGTTCCTTCAAGGTGACTCACCAGGAGACAGGGAAGTTCGTCGAAGTGAAATATGGGTTTGTCGTCGGAGACCTCCTGGTGATCGACTTCAACAAGCGGAATGTCACAATCAATAACAACGTCCGTATGACAGCGTTCACGCTTAAAAGCCGGTTCTTCAAGCTTGTACCCTTTACGAATCATCTGACGGTGTCGCCGTACACCGCAGCAACTGTGAAGCTATTGTATGAACCCAAGTCCATATAAGAAGCACAAAGAAAGGATGTGGTGACTTGGCTGATTTCTATGTATTTGATCCGGACGACAACCTATTGACGGTCTTGTCATCGGATGCTGATGGAGCTTGCTTGGTATACGAGGCTCCATTCGAAGACGAACTAAACCGTGAGCCAGTGTTTCAGATTAAGGCTACAGCGGATCATCCAGATGCCTCATACCTCGTTAATGAAAACCAAGTCGGTTTCTATGACAAGGATGAGGTTTTTCGTTTGTTCATCATTAAGAATCCGGAATGGAGCAACGGAAAGAACGGTCCGGAAATCATTGCGGAATGTGTTTCCTGGATGCAGGAGCTGGAAGATGAGCCTCTGGAAGACATCCGGGCGTACAACGTTACCGCCGAAACAGCAACAACGCGCGTATTAAGTAAAACCAGAATAAAGGTAGGGACCGTGGCGGAGTTAGGCATTAACTCCGCCAATTTTTATTATATTTCCGCCAAGAACGCCCTGGAGATCATCATCAATACATGGGGCGGGGAACTGAAAGATCGAGTCGAAATTGACGACACTGGAATCAAAGACCGGTACATTGACATTCTGCCCAGGCGTGGACAAAATGCCGGAAACCGGTGGTACATCGATGAAGACATTGAGTCGTTAAACTACCGGATCGAATCGAGTCCTAAAACCGCCCTCTACGGAAGAGGGTCCAGTCTTCAAACCGAGGACGGGGGCTTTACCAGGAAGATCACCTTTGCCGATGTGGAATGGAAGGTAAGCAAGGGGGATCCGGTCGATAAGCCTCTTGGTCAAGAGTGGGTCGGGGATCCTCAGGCCCTCCAGAAGTATGGACGCAAAAACAAAGACGGGACCAGGCGCCACCGGGTCGGCTTTTACGAGGATGGAGAACAAGAGGACCCGGAAGTTCTTCTTCAGGAAACCTACAACGCTTTGCAAGAACAAATGGAGCCCATACTGAATGTCAGCATGACGGTTCACCTCCTGGAGAGCATATCAGGCTATGATCATCGCAAAGCCAGGCTGGGCGATACCACAATCGCAATCGATGACTCTTTTGCCCAACCGATAGAGTTGGAAAGCCGGATTATCAAGTTCAAGTATGACGTCGCCAACCCGGATAAGCCGGCAGAAGTCGAACTTGGAAGTTTTCTTGACTTTAACGACTCAGAGGATCGAATCAGCGCCATTGAAGCGAGACTCAATGAAAAGAGCGGTGTCTGGTCCAATCCATCGATTCCGGATATGGGCCCAATCGACGACTATGACATCATAGGCAGCCCACCTCCATCTATAAAGGGTCTCACGGCGGACGGGTTATTCAAGACCATCAAACTCAGCTGGGGATTCAATTCGGCTATTCATGTAGCTGCATATGAGCTCTACGGATCACAGTTCCCTGAGTTTATCCCAGGTCCATCGAATTTGCTCTTTAGAGGGAAGACGGGTGGGTTTGTTCATAATGCAGGTACCAATGAGCAATGGTACTTTGTCGGACGTACCATGAACACCCACGGTGAATACAGTGACTTCTCTGATGTCGTGACGGCCCAAACCGCCAGGATCGTATCGGACGACATTTTGTTCGGGAGCGTCACGGCCGATCTACTGGCCGACCTATCCGTATCAGCAAGGAAGTTGGCCGAGCAGGCGGTGACAAGCGAGAAGCTGGCTCCAGGATCCGTCACGAATGGAAAGTTGGATGATGGGTCTGTGGATTTCAGCAAGATCACCAACGGAGCCGTGGGCAATGTGAAGCTGGCGGACCTGGCCGTCACAGTAGGGAAAATTGTGGACGGAGCGGTCAATAACAAGAAGCTCGGGGATTTGGCTGTCTCGGTGGATAAGATCGTGAACGGCGCCATCAGCAACATTAAATTGGGCAACAACGCCGTATCGGTTGAAAAAATCGTTGACCAAGCGATCAATAATGCAAAGCTTGGTGGTTTGTCAGTAAGCTATGAAAAGCTTATGGACAATGCCGTCATTGCCTCCAAGTTGGCAGCCAATTCCGTGGAGCAAGAGAAAATCAAAAACGGTGCTATCAATAATCAAAAGTTGGCCGACCTCGCCGTGGATGCTGCGAAGCTAGCCGACAAAGCGGTATCGGCCACCAAGATTGCCAATTTGGCAGTTGGAACGGCAGCCATTCAAGATCTAGCCGTGACCAATCAGAAGGTCCAGAGGTTAAACGCTGAAAAGATTTCAGTGGGGCCTGGTACCGTTTTTGATAAAAACTATGATCCTACAAACCTTGATTTGTCAGAAAGGAATTTACTTCTAAATAGTACATTTAATGAAGGCTTGGATAAGTGGTATTTTTCAGAAAACGGGCAAAGAACCGTTTTAGATCCCGAGCCTGATAAGCCTCAAAGCAAGATATTTAGACTTAATTATACTGACTACACAGGGAACAGCCCGATCTACACCGAATCAAGGATACCAATTAAGCCGGGGGATTCATTTACAGTATCTTTTGATATGAAAGCAGAAACTTTCGAGTCGTTATCTACAGCATTGATGACAATCAGAACAACAGAAACAGACGATAGAACAGATCAAAGCTATGTAACAGTTGTTTCAACTTTAGGATCAGGGTTTAATGTGATCAAAAATAATTTCAAGCCCGGAGAATGGGTGAGATATACTCACAAATTCATGATTCCAAACGATCTACCATCAAACGCAAAGTATCTCATGTTTGGTCTTTATCAATCAGCAGGAACAGTAGACCAAAAGATGAGAGAAATAAAAATATCAAAAGGGTTTATTAGCAGTAATGAGTGGACACCTGCTCCCGAAGATATTGAAGGGTATAACTCCACGCTAAGGCTGTGGAAGTATCCAAACACTTCATTTTTTGATGGAGGGAAAATTTACACGAATACCGTCACAGCCAACCAAATGGCCACCGGGACGATTACAGCTGAAAGTGGGATCATTAAAGACATCAACGCCGACATCATCAACGCGGGATCGTTGAATGTGTCCTCATCGAATCTGTTCTCGTTCAGTCGGCCGGATCAAAGCCCTGGGTACGCGAGCCGGATCAACGACACAGAGTATATTTCTAAAAAGTCGTTGACTGTCGACACGACAGCCTACTTGAGATCCTACACCCTCCCGGTGAGTCCCGGAGAGGACATCGTCCTTTCCGCGTACTTCAAACGGATGACGACAGGCGCAGATGATTTCTATATCCGCATTAGGTTTGAGACGGAATCTGCAGGGTTTGCCGGAGACGTCTTTGAATCATTGACCTCTTACTCATCTGAGTATCGGAAATTGGTGGCGAAAGTCAAGGCGCCTGCCACGGCAGCCAGAATGATGATTGAATTCCGGAACGGGGCTTCCGGGACCGTTACAAACGTGAACGGGATCATGTGGCACCGGGGCCTCGTCGCCCTTGACTACTCTCCGCACCCTGATGACGATATCAATGCCGGAGCGATCACAACGGATAAGCTGTATGCCAGGTCTGTGACGACGGCGAAATTGGCCACAGGATCCGTTACAGCAAACGAGATATACGCAAGGGCTGTTACGACCTCAAAGATTGCAACGGGCGCTGTCACGGCAAATGAGATAGCTACCAGGACGATCCGGTCCTACGAGATGGCGACGAATACGATCACCGCCTCTTCCGGGATTATTGCGGACCTGGCCATCGGGAATGCCATGATTGCCACCTTGGCCGTCACATCCACGAAAATTGGGATCGCAGCAGTCGGCACATTGGCGGTGGCGGACGCAGCCATCACGACGGCGAAGATTGGCAACCTGGCTGTCGGTAATGCCCAGCTCGATTATGCAGCCGTCACATCCGCCAAGATCGCAAACCTCGCGGTGGATAATGCAAAGATCGCCAGCGTGGATGCCTCGAAGATCAATGCGAATGAGCTCTCTGCCATTTCCGCCAATTTAGGGAAGGTAACCGCCGGTCTTGTGGATGGAGTAGAACTTGTCTCAAAATCCCCTAGTGTTGGGGGCAACGTACTATTTAACGGAACAACAATAAGGGCAGGGAAAGCATACTCTCAGAATATCTCTACTAGAGATTCCACTTACAATACTGAAGAAGGAGGAGAACTTTCAACAGGATCTTTAAGGATTTATCGTGACAGAATCACTAAAAGCACAGGTTATGCTTTAAGGGAGCAAGGTATAAGCGTTTATGCTGATGCTATGTATGTTACCCATGGAGAGAAATTTGAATTTGCAGGCTTGGACAATAGATATTTTGAATTTAAAGTAGGCGCATACAACAGCCCTCTATCCATTGCTTCAGGAGGAACATCAGTTTTAAATTTCTTTGCAAATGGGGTAAGTGGTTCAGAAGCGGTTACTATGGAAGCATTTAGGGACATTGTTTTCCGCAGCAAAAGTAGTTCAGGTAGTGTTACTTTTAGCGGAATTAAAACGAATTTCAATGTGGGTCCTTATGGTATGAATGTTCTCTCTATTGGTTCATCGGGGAATGCTGGAGATCCAACAGTAGTATTCCAGAAAGAGCTTGCAAAGAGATTTGCCTTTGACGGTGATGTGGAGATGCAAAACCACGACATAACTGGCATTAATTCTCTTAGAATCAATGATCCCGGGAGCAATGAAGGGTTGCACTTTGAAAACGGGAATGGATTCAAGATTGTCGAATGCCCTGTTGACGGAGGGAATGGATCCGGTGAATTGGCAATGTGGAGGAGCGGAGTCATCTCACTTGGGGTTGGACACGACAGTAGAGGAACATTTATAAGGTCTTACCCTATCTACAATAGGACATATGACAGTTCAAACGTTTATGTTACATCTAATGGGGTCTTAGGTAGAGCATCTTCAGCAACAAAGTACAAGTTGAATATCCAGTCTATCAAAGATGAGGAGAGCTTGTCTGAAAAGGTGTTAGAACTACCTCTGAGGATGTGGTTTAACAAGTCTGCCTGTGAGAATTATGCCGATGACTTGACCAATAAGACTGAAATTGATCCTAGTGATGATGTGCAGCCAATCACTCCTGTTTATGGATTAATAGCCGAGGAAGTAAGAGATATAGGCTTAGACATGTACACTCATTACAAGCTGGACGAGAATGGCGAAAAAGAAATTGAAGGCATTGCTTATGAAAAACTATGGACTCTGCTGATTCCCATCGTCAAGAAGGACCGAAACAGAATTGTAGAACTTGAAGCAGAGAACAAAGGATTGCAATCGAGACTTAATGCAGTTGAAGCAAGGTTAAATAATATAGGGGCTTAAGGCAGCTCTAAAAGGAGAGTTTTACAATGACAAACGAAAACCAACTGCAACAACAAATGGACCCATCATTTTTTTATAACATCATCGGACAGAAGGAAGTCCAAATCAGCGCTCTCTCACAAGAGTACGTAGCTGTTGTTCAGGAAAATAAAGGTTTGAAGGAACGACTGCAGAAAGCAGAAGAACTCCTTCAAAAACAGAATAACAAGCCCACCCAGAAACAGAAAGGTGGTAAACGTCCATGATCAAAGTCACTGTCGTTGAGCACAATGGAACTAAGCATAAAACCGAAGTAGAAGAATGGAATGCAGCTGTCGCCAAGGAATATCACGAAACGATTAAGGAAGCACAAGGACACTCCGACCCTGAACACACCGTCATCATTGGAGATGTCATCATCGATGCCCGGTCAGTCAATAGCATTAGCAAAGCCGAATAGAGTTCGCCCAAAGCCTATAAGGCTTTTTTATTTTGACAAAATTATGAGGTGAGAGAAGTGGAGGAAACATCGTTGTTATTGAATGTTGAGTCTTTGGATGTAGCAAGAGCGTATTTATTTGGGAACGTAAAGTTTATAGATCTCCTTATGGTGTTGATTATCATTGATATCATCACGGGGATTGTTAAGGCGATTAAGTTTGGGAAACTTCGCAGTCGCAGTGCTTGGTTTGGGTATGTGCGAAAGATGTTGACGTTCCTGGTTATCATCGTGGCAAATATCATTGATCAAATTCTTGGACTCAGTGGGGTGATAACCTTCGGGACTGTCTTATTTTATGTTGGACAGGAAATTCTCTCTATCACGGAGAATCTGGCACAGGTCGGGGTGAAGGTCCCCCGAAAGATAAAGAACAGCCTTCAGGTCATCGAGGAGAAAAGTGAAGACGTCGATAAGTAA